CACAATCTCGTTTTAATACTTTCTTAACTGTTCGATCAGAACATAGCTCGAACTTGTCGAACTGTATTTCATTATCAAATAATCTTACATAGTCATTACGACTAGGTTTACTTTCTACTAGGGCTATTTTAGCCATATAATCTCTCCTTTAAATCTTTTACTTTTTGTTTATTCAAAGCACCTGCATCTCCTAATTGTACAGGTAACTTTATGTTTTTTGATAGTAACTCTGCTATCTCACAGAATTCTACAATGCGGAGGGCAGCTTCTTGTCCTGCTTCGTCAGGATCAAATAATATATCTACTGCACTTACTCCCTGCATCTTTAGTAGTTTAAGTTTATCAATATCAATATTTCTAGTCCCAAAACAACATACGGCATTTGTCAAGCCTTTGTCATGGAGATTAAGCATATCGAATATACCTTCTACTAAGATAACTCTACCCTTGATGGGGCGGACTCGAGCAGGGTATAAAGGTAGCAATGCCTTCGGGGGGTGTATTAAATACTTTGGAACATCAGTTGGGGACTGTGTTCTGCAATTGAATGCTACGATTTTTCCTGTCAAGTCCTTAATTGGAAAAGAAATTCTACCAGTAAAAGGCTTGTCTGGGTGCAAAAACGCATCAAACAATTTATAACTGTCAGGAGTTATCTCCCTCCAGTTGCCTACATACGGCATAAAGTTCTTTGGCATCTTCAATCCTATGGAAGATGCTCTTTTTTCTTCTATCTTTCGTCTAGCTTTTTCTCTACGAATGTCTAAAGGATTCGATGGGGCGTCATAGTGATTGAACACATTGCCCTTAAAGCCACACGAAAAACAGTTGAATACCCCTGTAATTCTATCAATTCTCATACTTGGATTACTGTCGTCATGCTCGGGATTTAAACACGCAACAATACAGTCTGCTGGAGACAACTTATAATCTATCTTTCGTTCTTGTAATAGTTCTTCTACTGTCATATAACTGAGTTAATTACTATGCCTAATACAAACGCTACACAAAATAGTAAGCCTGCAATTGATAATGCATAAAAGAAATGTTCTAAAAATTCTTTCATAGTTTCTTGTGTTTCCATCCTTTTAATTGATCTCCAAGTTCTTCGAAGTCCGTCATTTTCTTTCCATTAGGATCTTCTTCATATTCATAATACTTACTTTTCCAAGCAAGTTCTACCATTTGAAACCATATTGCTATGGCTTTGTTTCTAAATTCTTTGTCTCCCCACAAGTAAAACATATTCCACCATTCTTTTTGAAATTTGAATACTTGTACTTCCATTGACTTAAACATCCATCCATCTCGGTGTTTATGACATATCTCTAGCATTGCTCTTAGTCTTTGACTTCCTGCAATCGGATAATAACTAGGCATGGTTAGTATTGGAGACTGCATGCCATGCTCTGTTAAACTTTCCATAAGAGGCTTATTGATTGGTACTTTGTGAATATTATCACGCACAGTCGGTTGATTCAGTAAAAACTTTACTGATCGTGTCTCTATATCGAAAGGTGGCAGAGCTATTAACTCTGCCGTTTCTTTACTGATTCTATCTGCCGCCACTGTTCCTTACTTTTCTCCATAGTCCATGTCTGCGTCTCTTCTCAATTTCCATACGAATCATATATGTTCTAATCAATGCTACTACTGTAAATATAAAAGTAGTAGTTAAAGATATAAGAAAGGCACTTGTCCATTCCCATCTCTCTATCATCAACCATAACATAAATGTTTGTAGAGGAAAATTAATTACTAGAGCAGCGCCTACTTGCACTAAAGATTCTTGTAGTGCGGCTTTTTCTGTTTTAGTCATTTATTTCGTCCCATAATTTATTTTCGTGTTCTGTTTCGTAAATAATACGAAACTCCTCGATCGTTGGTGTCATCACTTTAATTGATGACTCTCCTAGTTGTCTCACATATCTAGTATATGCGATAAGTAATTGTTGTTCTGTGTATAATATTAATGTCATATGTCGTCTACATTTTCTCCTGTTGTCATATTTTCTTTCATGTTCTCTCTTTCTTTAGGATTGATTGCTGACTGCGGACCAATCTTCAAGGTTTCCCAATCGACCACACTAGTAAAACTTTCCATACGATTACTTCTCATTTTTACACAATTAAATGTCATACATTCATCCTGTTGCTCCCATGTCTCTAACGAGTAGGCAGCATCTGCTGCATCAAGAATACCTTTTGCAAACCTAGCTTCTCCACTTGCATCTGTTTGATACGGAGCAAATACTAAGGTTTCATACTCTTGTGCATACATCTTCATTTTCTTACTGACTTCTATCTGTTCTGTCCAGTCATACTGACCACCAGAGCGACTTGGTGCATTGTGACGACGAACTTGATTTAGATAATCTACTATCACTACTCCAACATCTAACTGATTTACTTTCTTGTCTAACTCAGATTGAATTTTGGAAAGAGTAAGTGCTGGGTCATAGATAACATCTATCTGTTTATCTTTATGTAGTTCTAGTTTTGTTAAGGATTTGTGGAATGATTCAAAGTCATGAGTTTTCTTAAACTCTGGCAATAATTCATGTCCACCATCAAATCTACCTGCCCACCATCCACCGACTAGATCCCACTCTTGCGATGAAAGCATTTTGTTTCTTAGCCTAGAGAATGGTATCTTAGTTGAGATAGAACAGATTCTTTGCAGAATTGATCTACTATCCATTTCGATTGTAAAATACAAGGCAGACCGCCCTGATTCATACACCGAGTTTGCAAGGTTACAACAAGTCAATGACTTGCCTGAGCCTCTTCGTCCGCCCACAAGCACTAAGTCTTTGGGAGAGAACTGAATTTGTGAGTCATACTCTGTATTGAGTCCTAAGGGTAAATACTTCGCTAGTTCTTTGTCATCCTCGAATAAAGATATGCTTTGCATACTTTCTTCAGGCGGCTTGACATCTACCTTATCACTTACCCTTAAAACTATTTCTTGGAGTTCTTCTATGTTTTCTTCTGCGCTAGCCATAGCGACTGTTTTATCTATGTAGGAATCTAACTCATCTAGGATTTCTACTTGTGCATATTCGTTTTTAAGATAGTCGAGCAAAAGCCACGCGTCTACCTCGACATCTACTGACTCGATTGCGAATATTTTTTCTTGGAGTTGTCGATCTCGAACTTCATAAGAGAGATCTTCGAATTGGGGAAGGTCTTGATAAGTATCTATATGCTTATCAAGGATGCGGAAAATTGACTGGTACTCGCCAGGTAGGTAATGTTCTTTTAACTTAGACCATGTGTCTAAATCTTTCTGAACTATAATCTGTTTTAAAAGCGCTGACGCAATATTCAATTGACCTCTCCCAAAGTAATAAAAAAACGGGCAGGGGCGAACCCCTGCCTTAAACTAATCAAAAGACTTAGTGATTAACCGATATCTTTTTTAGCTGCGCCGTTGTAGTCTGAACATTGTAGTCCACGTCTTGTTAACATAGTTTTTACACCACGAACTGTTTTGCCGATTGAGTCAGCAATTTCTTCTACAGTTTGTGAAGCAACATCTACATCAGCAAGTACATCAGCTTTGCTTGATCCTTTTGTTTCTTTTTGCTTTGGAATAGCGTTGATCTCGCCACTTCTTAGAAGTGAAAGAGCTTTTCCTCTGATTGAATTAACAGATTTGTCTAATGCTGCAGCGATTTCTTCTACGAATGATCCGCCGTTCACCATTTCAACAAAAGTTGTTTCTTCTGAAGGAGTGTAAGTTCTAACTGTTTCAACTTTAGGAGCAGGCTTAACGTGGGAAGTTAATTCCATTGATAAGATTTTTCCTTGGATTGATTTAGCTGAGAAGTGTCCGCCTTCAAAGTTTGATGCAATTTCTGCATATGTGTACGATCCGCTATTGTCATTGACAAATGCTGATAGTGTTGCTTCTTGCTCGTCTGAGAAAGACTTAGAAGCAGATGCTGACGCTAGTTCAACATCGAATCCCATTTTTCTCAACTTGCTAGAAACTGATCTTGTAGATGTTTCTAATTCCATTGCAGCGTTAGCTACAGTAGGTTGAGTGATTGGGCTTTCAGAACCAACAAAGTCTGTTAGTTGTTGAGTTCTTTCGTCTGTCCATTTTGGTAATGCCATTTTTATTCCTCTATAATTTGTTTTAGGTTGTTAAATATTTTTATCCCAAGTTGTTCTGCCTTTTTAGTTTTTGCACTTTCAATTCCACTCTCGTTGAGTAAGATAGTTACATCTTTCGTTAAACTATCTTTGACAATGAAACCGTACTTTTCTAGTACTTGTTTAGCTGCCGCTTTAGTAGGATAAGATTTTAACTTACCACTAATGCAAACTGTTCCCTTAGTGTCGTCAAGACTGACTTTGACCTGCTTTTTACAAGTAAAAGAAAAGGGTAGTTCATTATAGCCATGGTCAATGAAAGTGTTTACTAACCAGTCATAAAGATTCGACGCCGCTTTCGGACCCAGACCTGCCTCTATACATATCTCTGGGGTTATCTCATATATTGATGAGATGTGTTTCGCTAATTTATTAGTGGCACTTGAGCCAATCAGCGGTATCGAAAAAGCTGGTAATAGAGTTATAAGGTCGACACTCTTTGAATTTTGAATTTCTGTGTGTAGTTTCTCACCTAGTTTCTCTGAAGCCAAGCATAATGATATTTCTTCTTGGGATAGCGAATAAATATCATGATAATCAAATAGATCAAGTCTCTCAATAGTAGAGGGACCAAGTCCTTTAATTTTTAAAGTTTTTGCAAAGTGTTCTACACGCTTTGCTGATTTAGCAGGACAAGAGTCACTCAAGCAAAATAGCTGGTCGTTTACAAACTCCAGTACACTGTTACATGCTGGACAATTTGTTGGCGGTACTATCTGTCTCAAAGTTTCTCTTTCTCCTAAATATGATATTATTATATCAAACGAGTGACCAAATGTCAAGATTTATTTTTTGGAAAGTCAGATAAAATAAGGGATGAAATTTCGAAACACTCCGTATGCCCACCAAACTTTTGTTTTGGTTTATAACTTTCGTGTTTGAACTTCTCGTGTAGCTGTTGTTCGTATTTCCAACAGTTGTAGATTGTATCGTGATAGGTTCGTTGAATACGCAACTCATACCCTTTGAAACCACGACTTCTTTTGATAACGTGCCGCCAGTCTTTGCCACTAGCGATTCCGACTTTGATGCATTCGCGCTCAAAGGTTCTTGTGTTTACTAGAACAACTCCATATAGAACACCTTCTCTTAGCTGTTCTTCAGGTCTATTGTCGAAGTATGTTTGATTGTAGACTCCTCCGCTCATGTATCAGTCCACCAGCGTAATACAAGTATTAGTGTTACAAGAAGGCTAAACATAACTATAGGCTGTAAGTTATAAAGAAACCAAACAAAAGCAGTAAGTACTAATTCCATTACCACTTCAATCCATGTTCTAATGCAAATATACATCCTTGATAGAAGTCTCTATCTTCTTCGGATAT